TAGGTCTAATTAACTGATTAGTAGTGGTTTCGGTATTACCGGCTATTAATTTTGTAATAGCCCCAACCCGCAACCTGACTTCCCCCGCGCTACCGCCTCTCAGGTCTAGTGAGCCACCACTTGTCTCACATACAATGGAGTTCCCATTTAAGATGTCTATGTTGCCGCGAGTTTTCAACCCGCTGTTGTTAGCTCCACAAAGCTCGTCCATTAGGGTTTGTGGTAGCCAAGTTTTGTTAATCGTGCCTTGCATACCTACAAATACAACGTTATCCGGCCCCATGGACGCAGAACTATCCACTGCAACTTGCCCATAGCTTATCGGCGTTGTGTAATCCCCAGTGTCAATTAAATTACCAAGGGCGTCCATCCTACCGCCACCCGGTCTCGGTTCAATATGACAACCGTGAAATTGAGGACGGTTGACGTTACCAAGTTTAACTCTAAACGCTTCGAATGACGCAAACCTTGTAGAAAAGAACCGCATACCTTGTATTTTGTTAGACAAGTTACTCGATAACCCGTCAATCCACATAACACCAGCTTGGTTTTCATCCGCAGTGTTACCTGTAATATCAAATGTACGGCGATTGCTATGATGCTCTGCACCATATAAAGATGATGCTATAACTGTAACATCTGATGCACCAAATCTTCCTCTACCATCGCTAGGCCCAATGCCCAAATAAGGGTCTGAGTATGTTAATTCACCAGACTTTGGTCTGGCACCTTGTATGCGTAATGCCCACTTACTACCGCGCAAATAGCATTTATTAATCGTTAGCCCATCACAACCATTATTAACTGTTCCAACAAGGTAAGGGTTGCCGTCAGGGTCGTCGAACTCAGGTAGATTGCTTGCTCTTGTAACATCAACCCAAGCGCAAGCCTCTCTCCAGTAACCTAAAACGTGAACCTTGTCCATGCTCATGTGGACGCGGCATCCATTAAACAGGCCAACGTCCCAATTTGCACCAAGGTTTGTAGGAGAGTTGTCCGTTCGGTCGAACCACAGATAGACGCAGAAGTCTTTCAGGCTTACATATTCTGCCTGTATATTTAGACCAACACTGATTGGATCATCTGATGGGTCTGCTTCAGTAGCTCTAAACTTGACTCTAGTGCGCACTCGTTTTGGGCCAGTGCCGTTAAAAACCAACCCTGATTTCATACTGTATTGAGTTAGAGCTACATCGCCATAGCCGTTACCCGCCCCGTTACCCTCTATATCGATTTTTTTCCTTACGCAGATTTCTTTTGTGCAAAGATACTTTGTATCCAGTACCAACTTGACGTTGTTTTCCTCACAAAATCTGATGGCCGCTATGACTGCATCTGAATCGTCTGTACCTAAACCTGTAACCTCGCTTGCATCTCCCTTTGCTCCAAACATTTTAGGCGTCACATAAGTCAGGCCGTACACTAAGTTTCTTGCAGGTACTCCTGCTATAGGCACATCACTATCAGGGTCGGCTAGCGCGCTGCGTAATGCAGCATCACCGCGATTAGTATATGTCGGCTCAGATGGTACAGTGCCTGCTGTCACAGTAAACGGTAAACTGCCGTTATAGCTCCACCATTGACCATCTGGTGTAATACCTATTTGACCTTCACTTCTGAATACAAATCCATCTGCAAATTTACCTGCAATATTAACAACCTTATCGACTTCAAAATTGACATTGTCATCAATATTTCCGATGTTATCTACTCTAATCTTTGACATTTATTCTGTCCTATTATAGAAATAATACTATTTATTGTTTCTAGCCTGTTCTAATTTTTCATTCATCATTATAATATAGATGTCACGTTCAAAAGGATGCATTTGTTCAAGGTCTTCCAATCTTAGATTGTTCACAAAACCTATATCTTTATAAAACATTAGATTAAAATTACCAGAATAGTATGACACCATGGATTCATGGGCCATACTTAGGTAAAAAAATCTTCCAGACCCTCAAAGTGAACAGTTTCTATTACACCATCACCTAGATCGACATCAACAGAGTGTTTCAGTCTGGGCATTGTTTTAAAGAATTGTTGGATTTTCAATAACCCTTTTGTATCAATGTCGTTATAAAATTCTGCCAATTCTGCAAATGAAACATCTGAACTATTATAAATTTCATCCTTATCGTAGATATAATCAATACAATGAATTGGTAATTCATCTTCATTTACTCCGATCATATCAAAAGTAGGATATTTCATCACGATACCTAATTCTGAAGTTAGGTCGATTTTATTGGTGTGTTCTGGGTCTATCACCAACTTCACTTCATCCAAATTAATAGTTACATCTATGAACTTGGATAACTTCTTACCATCCTCTTCATAGTCGTATCTGTATTTCACTGTGGATATTTCACTAACAGACTTTGAACGAATCCGAAGAAACAAATCTTCAATGTCGAACGTCGACAAATCCGAAGGGTTAACTTTACCATTGGTACAATTTGTAATAATCTGCTTAATGGCTAGTAAAATAGATTCACGTTCATTTTCTTTGCCTTTATTCTCTTTGGCCATTAATAGAGCTTTTTGTTCTTGGTTAGTAAACGCTCTGAACTGAACCTTTTTCTTTAATCCATGTAAATAATGTTCGTGTAAAGTATGTTTAATCTTTGGTAATACCATGTTTATCCACCTAGTTTATCCAATGCACCTGTTATATAGTCGCCAAGTTTTAACTTGTTAATTGGATTTATATTAGAATTTAAGTCAAGGTCCACAAGTGTTTTATTCAGAATAGACGTTGTTTTACCAATAGAATCACCAGTGGTATTAACTAATACCTGATTCACTTGGTTATAAATGTTTACCGCTTCACCTTCCAAATCCAATCCGGTATTTTGTTTAACATACTCTAAACCTCTCTGTACCGCAGGATTAGATAGAATAGGTGCAAGAAATGGTCCAAGTGGTGTCTGTAATAAACTATTAACATCTTCTGGATTTTGTTCTTCAACAGATAAGTTAATCCATTTTCTATATGCAAATTGAGTCATTAATTCATGAGTATTATTTGATTCCAAGTTGGATAATGTCAATGGGTTTGTCATCACTGGATATGCATCTTTTAATGTAATACCATGGACGATTTTATCATTTGTGTCCAATTGGAATACAGTAATATCCACTGCATAATCTTTGAGATAACCAACTTCATGTGTTTCTGGATCCAAAATCAAATTCATCCATTTGTCAATGATGTCCTTTTCTATCATGTCTGTAGACACTTTAAAGACAAATTGCTGGTTGCCGTAGGTGACAGATTGACCTACTTTCCAAGTATCACCGTTGTGTTTTGTTTCACTGATATTCAGAATTTTACCGGGTAATTCAGTCTGACTACACATCAGATCAAGACCTCTGGTATATTCTGCAGAACTAGGACCAGTGAAAATTTTAATGACCTTAACTACTTCACCAATGATTCTTTGTAACCGTGATTGATCTTTTTCCTCTGTAGCAAGGTCACGTTGTAATTGTTCTGGTAAAGGAATCAGAACCTGGAATCTGTTGGTCCTAGCAAGACCATGTTTTGTCAAATGTGCAGCAAATTCTTTGAAATTGGCCATGTTAGAATCCTATTATAAATAACTATTTATTCATTGAGTGTAAAATACAAATGGCCAAAGATGATGCTTATGTGAACCAGACTGGTACAGAATTAGAAATTTTGCAGACCATTGAAAAGGCTTGGAAGCGCAACAATCCCAATGAAGAAAAGCGCAACACTACAAAATCACTGGATTGGTTCAGAAAATATGTAGGTAGGTCATTCAATAGAGTCGGTACCGGTACAATGTTCCGTGATAGAAAAATGTGGAAATCACAGATGACTATCGGAAAGATGTATTTCTTTGAATATCTAGCAAAACATAGAGATACATTACCATTATGGGACCGTTATCCACTCATTTTCCCATTTACTGCATATAAAGCAAAAGATGGTGCAGAAATTGTAGTTGGCCTGAATATGCATTATCTTCCACCAGCATTAAGAATGGTTGCATTTAGAGCTTTGTTAAAACTTCGTACAGAAAAAAGATATAGAAAAAGTACAAAGTTGGATATGGAATGGTCATTACTGAAAAATATGGCAGAATCAAAATATTTTGCACATGCAGTTCATGCCTATAGATTGGATCATGTAAAATCTGTATTTGTTGAAGTACCTGCACAGGCTTGGGAAGTAGCGTTATATCTGCCAACGGAAAGATTTGTTGGAGCTGGTAAGACTGCAGCTTGGAAAATGAATAAATAATGTTATTAGAGTTTTAATAGGACAGAATAAATGTCAAAAATTAGAGTCAACAAAATATCTGATAGACTTGGTAATAATGAAACTCAAGTATCGGATATTATTAGAAAAGCTGGTTATTTTGCAAATGGATTTACATTCAAATCCCCTAATGAAATTGGTGTGGATGCAAATAATCAATGGTGGAGCTATAGCGGTAGTTTACCGTTTACTGTACCAGCAGGCACTGTACCATCTGAACCTACTTATACTCAACGCGGGAATGAAGCATTACGCAGCGCCCTAGCCGACCCTGATAGCACTGTTCTGGTTGGTGGGGTTGAGGCTGGTATGGTTGGTAAAAAAATCTCTTTATCAGGATTTAAAGATGCTAAAGAATTTTTTTCAGACGCCTTGACAGTGGGATACTCAGGCAAAAAATATACAGTTGGCGAAGGAGAACAAATTTCGGTCGCTGGTTATAATTATCTAGTCATGGCAGAAAGCGCATTGAATTATCATGCTCAAACTGCATCGGGTTTGAGATTAAATTTGATTCCTAAAAATGGATCTTACAATTTAGAAGCTTTAGGAGTCGATCTAGATGGCTCGATTGAAATAACCGTTTACTTGGCAAGATTGCTGAGTTCCGGAGCCAATAAAATCACAGCGCCAGATAATTCAGTTTTACTATTAAACAATCTAGCAGTGACCAGCGAACTGCTATTAAGAGGTAATTTCACTGTTACAAAGCCAACAGTAAATAGCACAATGATTACAATCTCAACTGGGCAATACAAAGTCAAATTTCATGGCGTTGATTTTGACGGAAAATACTCAGGTGGCGGGGTGGCCGGTGGCGATGATATTTTAGTTTCTGATTCTGGAAATAATGGTTTAGAAATCGAATTTGTAGAATGTAAACATAACAACATATCAAATAGATTCCTACACACTGGCTACCCTCAGAGCGGAAGGATAAAAAGTGTTAAATCAAAACGTTGTTGTGGTAATGGGAACCACATTTACAGGGCTGCGAATGATGAACGAGCGATATACTCCGTTCATTACACAAAATTTGATCTTGATGATTATGAAGAGACAGGGGACGGTGTATTTGCTTTAAGCGGGGATGTAATAACAAGAATGCCCATATTGCAGGTGTTTTCAACATCTTGTAAATTTAAAGCAAAAAACCCACAGATAACAGACGGTGGAGGTATACTGCTGTATAGAGATTGTGACAACGCCTCGATAATTAATCCAGATATAGATAACACTGGGTATCCATTAAGGGTGCAGCAATCAAAAAACACAAGAGTTTTTGGTGGGGCAATTACAAACTGTCCTTTCCAATTTGGCGCAATACACTGGGCACCATACGCCAGAATCGGAACAGCTTTGCAAAGGGCTGTAGCTGGGCTAAGTGGACTTTTTGTGCAGGGTACTGTGTTTTCTGGAAATCACACCGACTTGGCAGCACAAGGCGTCCACTCACAATCTGGCGGATCTCACGGGGTTGCAGATTGCAGAGCATCAGGAATTAACATAAAAGCAAACTTTATGGGCGCGACAGTTAGAAACTTTGATATGCAGGATGCAGACTTCAATGCTGCCGGATCTGTTATAAACTTATCAGCAACACAGACAGAGATTTTGCGACACATCCAAACCGCTGCAAACGGTGCAGGCTTTGCTGATTTATCGGGTGCAGTTATAGACGGGTCGCTTAGAACTGCGGCATCAGCTAATTGCGTAATACTTAACAACCCAAATATAACGACAGGAGTGCAGAACGGAACCGGATTTGTGATGCGACACGCTCGGTTAAAAAACATGCGTTGTGTTGCGGCACCGATGATTTATTTACGAGGAGCAGGTACGGTTGATGTGTCAGATAACACTTGGACAGGTACGTTGCCAGAATATATGGCACTTTTGCGTGATCACTTGAGCGCAAAAGTTTGGAGCAACTTGGGCTTTAATTATCCACTCACTACATCTAACGGGCGAGTAAATGTTGGTGGCGGCTTTCCAGAGTCTATTGCACAGCTGGTTTATGATGGGGATAAGCAAGTTAATGCCGGCACGAGCCTTGTTTTTTCATCAAGTGCACCGTCCGCAACTCATTACACTAATGGATCTTTAGCATTAATGCCTAATTCAGATGGCGCAAACTACACAGCCAGAGTGCTGACAGGCGCTGGATGGAAGAGGACATGGCTTACTGACTAAGATCTAATAAGGATTGAAACAATTACAAACACCGCGCTGGCTAAAATCAGCGCGTATACACAGGAGTAGCGCGTGATAGTAATCAGCAGAGCATACTATTCAGACTGTACTTTGGGCGATTGTTTGCTTTTAGGTTTAGTTGTCACAAACGAGGTATCTATGATAGACAAAATGCTAACCAGTGACGATGGGCTTGAGCTAAAGCCCTATCGTTACAAGTGAGGTGATTGATGATTAATTTGATGACCAATAAAATAGTAATCCACTGCGCTGATACATTTGCTGATATGGATATTGGCGCAAAGGGTATTTACCGCTAAATTGAGAAACAAGGAAGTTTCAATTAAACTGTACCAAATACTTAAGGAACAATATGAAATTAGGATTTAAACAGTATACACCATTTTTGTACAGAGAAAAACACCTAACGAAAGCTGCAGGTACAGCAAAAATGGGATTAATCACTATTGACCCTCGTTATACACACGATAAAGGTTTATTCTATCATGAACTAAGACACGTGCAACACTGGTGGGTCTGCACGATTATAATGTTCATCCTATCTATTCTCCTATTACCAGGTGGTCTAATGTTCGTAGGAATGATCCTATCACCTGTGGTGTATAACATTTTATCACAAATGTCAGATAAATTCAGATATTGGATTGAAGTAGATTGTTATGCAGAACAACTCAAATATTATGATGATATTCCTGATAGGTTACCTAGATTTGCAGCATTGATAGCTAATCATTACAACCTTAATGTAGATAAGAGTAAAGTTGTAGATGATCTACTGAAAAAGGTTAACAGATGGCAGAAGACATAAAAAAATTAAAATCATGGCGCTGGTTAGCAGTGGTTGTCATGTTTTGGTCTGCATATATTATGCACTGGTCATTTGATTGGGTGACATCTATTCCACATGATCAGATAGGAATGCATCATGCAGGTTTGATTGGAGCAATCTATGCTCCAATCGCTGCTATTTTCAAATTTGCATTCGATTATGCTTTGGATGGCAAAGCAGATTCTTGAACATCTGATTCAGATTCCATATCTGAATCAGGATTAATTTTCATCAGATATGTTTCAGCACATCCGACATCATCAGAACAATAATCTCCGCACGATGTTTTAATGTTATCGCCCCTGATTAAATATTGAGGACAGTTCTCTGTCGGAATAAACCATTCAGGTCCATCAAAATAAAATATCTGGTTTATCGGTAAAACACCAAGAACTTTTGTTATGGTCACAACTTTTCCAATATTTTCATAATTTTTACCAGATGCACTAATGATGATACACAAATCACCAACTTTAAATTTTGGTTTCATACTCTAGGTCCTCCTGCAAATTTAGCTTCTACCGCACCAATATCAGATAAAAATTGTTCTACAGATCGTTTATATGCACCTCGACCTAATACAACAGAACTAAGTTTTTCCCATTTACCACCAGCACTTCTCATATTAATAACCCCGGTAGTATGTTTTGGTTTTTTGACATAGATGTCACCAGAATCTGTAACAACTATTTGGCTAATACCATAATAATCTGGATATGTTTCTGGAGTAGCTTTTCTCCACTCTTCTGCTTGTGGTGTGTTAGTATTGAAGTTACAAGGGAATTTGAACTGAGCGGTATATTTTTTCATAATGTAAGATTCCTCATTCACGTTGTTAGTTTGTATTATAACAGACAAAATCCATCTGTAAACACATAAATTCATCTGTAAACACATAAATAAATTTATCGAACAAAGGTGACAATTTAATGGCCATACTTGAAGATGTAATTGCCAATATCAGAGCCGGACGTAGAAACATAAAACTGCGCGGAGAATCTGATCCACAAGCTGCATTGGCCGAATTACAGGCCATTTTAATTGAGGCTATTCATGTACAGAATTCTGGTTCAAAGGGAATGCAGAAACGTGCACTGGAAGAATTGAAACAGATTCGTCGTGATATGGTTGCAGGTCACATCAGCGCTGGATCAAAAACCAACCAAGCAGTTGGAACATACACTCACGTTATTGACCAAGTTGAATCCATGTTAGACCAGACACGTCAGAATAACCAGGTATATGAGGGCGCAATAGACTCTATTAAAAATTCTATTCCATCAGCAGATTCACTTGTTGCGGCTCTGATGACTGCCAATCCTTTGGTAGGATACGGTGTTAAAATCTTTAGGGATATGTCAAAGTCCAGACAAGAAGCAAGACAGAAAGCTAGACAAATTGAATCTGAAAGACTTAAAGTCCTTTCAGAACAAGAAAATGTGGCCAGAGAACAGTTATCTTGGACAGAAGAACAAAGACAGGAAGCAGAAAAAGAAAAAGGTCCTATGGGTGAAAAACAGAGGGCAAAACCTTATTCTAAAATGACTCAAGTCCTCTACGAAATTAAGGATATCCTTCTTGAGCGTGTTGGTACAAACCAAAGTCCAGAAGATGAATCAAAGATTGTTAAAGTTGATTCTGATAATGATGAAGTGGAAAACAAATTACAGAGAGTTGAAGAACAACTCGAAAATGTGAATAACAGCATCATAGAAACTGCATCTGAACAAATTGCTCACGAAGAGCGTATGGAGAAGCGCCGTGAAAGGAATTCACGTTTAACCAGAATGAAAGAACCTACTGGCGGATTACCAACTGGTCCTACTCCAGTTGAACCTAAAGGTGTAACACAAGGTAAGAAAGGTGGTTTTCTAGGTGCATTACTTAGAGGTCTTGGATTATTGTCTTTAAAGGGTACAGGACTTCTGTCAATATTCAAACCTTTAACTATGATTATAGGATTCATAAAAGGGTTTGGTGCAATGGCACTTAAAATTGGCTCAAAAGTCCTATTACCACTTGCAGTTTTAAAAGGTATCTATGACTTCTTTGATGGGTTTTTTAGTGCTGCAGATTGGTTAGGTAGAGCAGACTCCGAACTGAGCATCCTTGATAGAATTAAAATGGGTGTCATGAGTGCAATTTCTGGGTTTATTAGTTTATTCACAGGTGCATTTAGTTGGATTACAGGAATAACGACTCCTTCCAAAGAGGAAATGGCAGTTGCTATGTTCAAATTTGTTGAAGATATACAGACTGCTGTTGTTGACTGGGTATCCAATGCATATGACAAAATTGTAAATTTCTTTTCATCTATTCCAGAAACTGTAATGAATTTATTGGATGGTATGGGGAATGCAATAGTTGCAGGTTATGATATTGCAATCAATAAAGTGACAGAAGTATTTAACAAAATCACAGATACATTTAAGTCTATCTACCAAGCTATTGAAGATAAGTTAAGCAGTTGGAGACAATCACTTTCTGAAATACCTGGTATTGGTAGATTATTTAAGACAGATGAAGAGGAAGCTGCAGAAGCTCAAAAAATGAGGGAAGCTAATGCATCTGGTGCAGCCGTTCTTGCTCAAGGTAGACGATTAGAAATGACTACGGGTATTCCTGTCACTTCTGGTGCTCTAGCTAATATTGAACGTGTTTCTAATCAGATGGATTCTGAAAGAAGGGCTAAAGAGTTATCTAGTGTAAATAACATAGTTGCACCTAATACAACCAATGTTAACAGTAACCAAACAATATTTGAAAATAGAACTTCAAATAACCCTAACACTAGGTTATATAATAAAGCAATGCAGAATAGGTATGCATATTAAAAAGAGGGGCTAAATTTAGCCCCTCTCGTTATTCTTTAAATTCCCAACAAGTATGATTAGGAACTAATTGTCGATGTTGAACCCAATGTCGGAAATTACCTGACCAGAAATTATTTTTCCGGTCCATGTGTGTTACACCAGACTCCCATTCAAATGTTTCACCTTGTTTGCGATATAACTCTAATGTCCATTCTGGTAATACCATAGGAGTTGCTTGATGTTCAAGTGGGCTCGCATGGCAAGGTTCATCATTATCTTGATTAACATTCAACTTGTCAAAAACTGCAGCTGCTTTTTCTAATGTATCATCAAGTTTGCGATATGAAACTTGAGCACAACATGAACTGCTAATCATCAGAGCTTCTGATAATGTGTGTCCATGGACGTCCTTACCATCACTAGCAGGTGTCCAATAACCATCTTGGTAATATGGTACATGCCATTCACCTGGAAGTAACAGACGGGGTTCACTGGCTTTAAATGCTTCTAGCATTGTAACAGCCAACATATGAATTGTTGGATCTGCCATTTCATGAACACGCAATTTAAAGAAGTTATCAAATTCAGTTGCAGTGACTACTGCTTTAATATGCAGAAAAGGTTCCATAATACGATTGTATACCTGCTTATGATAACCTGCATCGCTCATAGCTTCTGCAAACTTTGCTGCAGATTTAGCTGCTAAGTCCCACCATTCATCCGGAGTATAACCTTCAATTAAAGCATCTAATTCTTCAAATGCTTGCATACCGGGTTGATTTTTGCCCCAGTGAAATGGTCTTGCAGCTTCTTCCATAATTTGTTTCAGAGTAGTTTTAAATGGAATTGCACGAGATGAAGATGCATTACGAGAAAATAACCGATGGGTCATAAATTCTGACCAGATTAATCTTGGAGTTTCAATCTCAAAAGTTGTGATACGTTGACCCGATTCAGAAATTGAATCAGCAATCACTTGAGCAGTAATTGTCATAATATATCCTTAGGTAGTTTTAATGAAATAATCGACCATAGCAAAAGAGTCTACAATATCAGATATAGGACTTGCTCCAGCTTTGGTACCGATTAACTGTTCCAAATCTAACATATTTTCCCTTTCTTGTAAACTCTGATACATTAATTCTTTTCTGGCATTTCCTTTACCGGTAAATGTCTTTTTAACAGCAGTGGGAGCAGGTGTGATAAACTCAATTTTTGCTTTCCACATCTTGTATTTCAACAAGCCGATGTTTTCTGCAATGTTGAAAATGCGGCCAGCCGAGGACCCCATCGAATAGCCTTCTAAACATGCTTGTTTTACACCATGTTTGGTTAGAATTGTCATTGCCCATTCTGAAATGTTGTCAAATCTTTCTTGTTCTGTCTGATACAACTGAGCTTTGAATCCATGAATATTACCATAGGATTTATCAAATTTTTTATTATCTATGTAAAAATAGAAAACACAATTAGCAAATGTAAATGGTTTCTTTTTGTCCCAGATGCATATTGCAGGGCATGACATACTCCAGTCTAATCCTGCAATACAAGTCATACTTCTTCCTCTGGTTCTGCAACAGCAGTTTCTGAACCACAGAAAGGACAACAAGTTACAAATTTAATATCTTTTTGTTTTACGACAAGAATATAATGTTTACCACAATCGGGACAGATTGTTTCAAATTTTGTTAATGACATGGAAATTCCTCTACTAAAATGATTCCGTTAATCCAATTTAGTAGAGGAAATTTTGAATGGTTTTTACAATCTCCACTTACCGTTTTTGATTGTTATGATACACCGTTTACCATTTGGATATGTACAAATTGCAGAGTGTGACCAACTTGAACCACCCTTATTATATCCCATATCCATTTTAGAGAATGTACCAGCTTGATACACACCATCTACAATGTTTGCAGAATGACTATGTCCAATATTGTATCTATTACCAAGATATGTATATGCTTTTATTGAACCTTTTGCACCATTATTTCCTAGATGTCCATGTGAACCACATTCAACACCATCAGGACCACAAACTTTAAAACTTTCATCGGTCAATAAAAATTTAACATTGACCAATTCTTTGCAGAGAGTTTTTACAGCATGTTCAAATATAGAAAAATTTGAATAACCAGCTTCAATTGCTCTATATTGTGTCAACTGTAATTCAAGGAATATGATAGCATTTGCTGGGTCTGTTTTATAGTCTGCAGTTTTTAGCCATCGCTTTAATGCTAAATCGTGATTAGATTCAACCACTATCAATTTACTGAAATGTCTCTGCATTTGTTTCATGACCTCACACACTTTCAGAATATCATCTTTTACAGTGTCATTACCAGAGATATACTTCTGAAATCTTGAATAAGGATCTTGAATCGAATGATGATTCCTTGCAGAAAAATCCATTACATCATGAATTAATTGATATTTGGGTTTTAGTGTATCTAAAATACCGTTTTTTCCGAATGCAGTATATGCAACAACTTCATCAATCTTTTCTGCATGTATATCACCCCAGTTCATAGCTTCGACAATCTGTTGATTTTTCCAACCAAAAGGTGAATATAATGTATCCAAGTCCTGAATTTCTCCAGTATTTGTATCTGCAATAAGTTGTCTACAGAACCAATCACCACTTGAATCTATTTCAACAATTAAAGCACCAAAAACATGATGGAATGATGCTTTCTGACCTGCTTTCTTTAAAATATAATTCCGTTGAGTTACTGTACCCGTGGTATATAACATCCGTACTGGATTACCATTTGCACCAGGTAAACTTTCTAATTGTACTTTGACGTGTGGAAAGATACCGGATGCCTGTTTTGTATATGACTGTAGGCCACTTAATGGATTTACAGCGGTTGGTAAAATATTCATTTCACCACAATAAATCAGATCATCTGCCAATTTAACTGGTTCATCTACAATATAGTCAGTTATCTTAGGATCAAACCATTCACCATCGCCCTTCTGTAGATTCTGAAACCCATTTGTATTATAGGAGAATGTCCCTACAATAAGTCTGGCATTTCTATGAATTTGAATTTGTTTTAGAGTTTCTAAGACTTTAGAATGAACATAAGTATTATTCTGTGCAGATGTGATAATAAAAACAGATTCTGTAAATGTTTTTACTTTATCATAATGGTCGTGTATTGTACCCGATGCAATAGGTTTTTTAAACGTATTCCACCAAGATTGATATGTTTTCTTTCTGAGAAAATCGTGAATTGATGATTTGCTAATTCCAGTTTTTTCTGAAATAGCTCTTACAGAAAATTGCTCATTGTGTAATCTTAACACTTCTAGTTTTACATTGTCGTCGTTTAAAATCATAGCTTCTTCCATTGTGTGAATTTAGCCTTGGCCATTAGACCAGAGTATGTACATCTGTTTATAAGTGACATAAGTTGATTCCTGTTCATACCACCTAGAATCATATCGTTTATGTCAAGTTTTTTATTAGGAATAAATGGCCAAATAACAACAGATTTACCAGCTTCTATTGCATTGTCCATGTACCTAATTATATCTTTCTGCCTAGGTTGACAATCCCAGCAATATCTGTCCGCTTCGACTCTTGTTAAATTTGCATCACAAGTAGCAATTGCATTATCAACAAATAATGAATCCAAAGGTCCTTCCACACAAGTTACAATTTCTGTTTCATCTAATTCATAACGTCCATAAACTTTTTCAACATCATCATTTGCTTTAATAGAAATGTATCTGAGTTTTGATTCTGGGTCTAATGACCTACCTTGTAACATTTCAACTCTACCTTGCGGAGTTGTGAATGGTATTAAAATTCTAGGCTCAGATTCTTTTAATTTTGTTGTGGTCGTAGAATTTAATTTCTCTGCTACAGATTTAAAATCATCTGTATAATACAGACGATTCATTTCCCTTACAGACATACCTCTATTGACCAACATCATTCTTGCAGGATGTTTTTTATCTAACGAAATAATAGGTGTACATATAGACTGGAAAACATCTATAGGAATCCCTGGAATCGTCTCCAGTGATTTATTTTCTGTAGGACTATCTAACCTATTAAC